AGCACGCCTCATCGGAATGCGAGACCAATCCGCTATGGTTCAGGAAATGCTTTCTGAGTTCTTTCTGAAATCAGATACAGGGTGGGTCAACAAGCGCGCCGACGAGGAGATTGTGAAGTATCAAGCAAAGGCAAAGCGCGCAACTGAAGCAAATCTTTCGCGTTGGTCACAGAAGAAATCTGATATCAGAACAATATCAGATCCTAACCAAGAACCAAGAACCAAGAAGTCTTATATAAATAAGAAGAAGGCATCCAATCTTCCTGACGAAGAATGGATCGCGACTCTCTCAAGCCAATACGACTGGATTGATTTGCCAACGCAGTTCACAAAGATGGACGCATGGCTCACGGTCAACCCTCAACGCCAGAAGACTCGCAAGTTCATCATCAACTGGTTGAACCGAGTCGAGAAGCCAGTGACTACCTCAGTACCAGCCAAACCACAAAAATACACATATTGATCATGGAAACGGTTTCAACAAATTGCATAGATTGTAACAGCACATTCGATGCCGAGAAGATCATCCTGAATGGCCGTCAGGTATTCGCCCAGACGTTCTGCCCAGACTGCCTAGACAAGAAGGTCGAGGAAGCCGAGCGCAACCGCGAGCGCGAAGTCCTAGAAGGCCGTAGGAATGCGTTTTGGGCTGAAGTGCCTAGATTGTACTCCGATACCGAGAAAGTGCGCCTACACGGCAACCTCATCGCCGCAATCGATGCTTGGGAGTATTCGCCAAAGGGACTTGGCATGATCGGAGAGTCAGGGGTTGGCAAAACGCGAGCCGCAGTAGAGATCCTGTTCAAGGAACACGACATGGGCAGGAGCGTCTGTTTTATGAAGGCGACCAAGCTGACACAGCACGCCCAAGACAAGTTCAACAACGATGAGGCGGTCAGGCACACCGCCGAGATCCGCCTACGCAAGGCTTACACGGCAAAGCTCCTCCTGATCGACGACCTTGGCAAGGGACGCCTGCCTGCCAGCGCGGAGGAACTACTCTACGACCTGATTGATGAGCGCAGCGAGCGCGGCCTGCCCATCATCTGGACATCCAACGCCAACGGCAGGGAACTCAACGCCATGCTGTCGGTAGATCGCGGTCAGGCTATCATCCGCCGCCTAGTAGATTTCTCAACAATCGTCACCATATAACATGAGCAACGAGATATTCTGGATCGATGAAATCGGAGATGAAGAGAACAGGAAGTGGGTCAGCAAGTACCTACATAACTCAATTAAATATTGCAAACGAAGAGCTAAAAAGAAAAAGATTGAGTTTAACTTAACACACGAATACATCGACCACCTGCTATTCATAAACCCTGATCGATGCTCCATCAGCGGCATCAAGTTCCGAGCCACACAAAAGTCCCACCTGAACAACCCATACTCACCATCAATTGACCGCATCACATCAGACGCAGGTTATGTGGAAGGCAACATCCGAATCGTCGCTCGCTGCATCAACTTCGCCATGAACACTTGGGGAGAGGAAACACTAAAAGAAACCGTAAGGTTATATAACGATTGGAACACAACAATATGAAAAACAAAATAACATTAGAAAAATTAGCACTGTGGGTCATACCACCATTCGCAATCATCAGCGTCGTCACCGACGACATGACATGGTTTGCGCTTGCCGTCTTGGTCTCATCGATAACCGTCGTCTGCCTGCTAGCAACACACATCTGGAAAGATTGATGAAAGCTAACAAACTCAAGCGCGGAGATTGGAACGCCGACAACACCAAACGCTTCTGGGCGATGCATCCATCAGGCCGCGAAATGTGGGTCGCACCAGAGCGCATGGAGGAAACCAAGCTGGCGATCAAGATGGGACAATTCAAAGTCAAATCCAGAACCAAGACGCCAATGACCGACGCAGTGGCAGGATCGCGCCACACCAAGGCCGACCTAGTAAAGTTGGCTAAGAGGCTAGAGCGAAAGCTCACAGCCAAGACAGCATGAAGATCCCAGACACTGACACGCCCAGAACCACCGCGCTCGTTTACCCTAACGGAGCGATGAGCATAGAGATCCTAGAGCTAACCAGAACGCTGGAGCGCGAGTTAATCGCCATGACTGGAACCGCAGCCCAGTACAAGCAAGAGTTGGAATGCATGAAGGAAAGCACACGCGCACTGATGGAGTCAAATCGCTCGCTAGTTAATGGCATCTGCCAATCCGAACGACAACACTTTCATCACGAATCCTACTGCCGCAAGTGCAATGAAATAAAAGAAAATTCAAAATGAGCTTAGACATAAACACACCTCGCGGACAGGAATCAGTCGCAGAAGAAACAGAAATGTTTAATCTCATAAAATCAAAAAACCCTTCATGCAAATTCTTCCACACCCCAATAACAAAAGCGTCTCTGATTGATGGCTTCATCACGCGCAATGAAGAGTTAATAGGCATTTATGAATCAAAATGCCGACGACATTCTTTAGAAACATTCCAAAACCAATTCCAAAACGAGTGGATGATGTCATGCCATAAACTATTATCAGGCGCACAACTATCAAAAATGCTTGAAGTGCCATTCGTTGGATATTTGTACATCGTACCAAATAAAATTGTCATGTCGGTAAAGATAACCAATGAAAAAGGTCGCTTCATCATCCCCATAAGGTTTGCAGAAAAGAAGACTTCCGCCTGCTGTAATGGAGGAACCATGCAGGATACTTGCGGCTTCATTAATCTGAAGTCTATGAAGATCATAGCAGGCTTAGATCAATAGAAAGATAATGCGCTGGATCAAAAATAACCATCTTTTGACACTAATCGTCAAGCATATAATCTCTTTACAGTGTAAAATAATTAGTTAAGGTCGTTAATGATTAATGTAGTTACATAAGAGGAAATGAACACCAAACTTCTATGCCGATTTTAAAAAACGCTGAACACGAACGATTCGCTCGCCTGCTATCACAGGGTCTAAACCAAACTGAGGCGTTCCTGAAGATCCGCCCCAACGTACAACGCAACTCTGCCCCTGTAACGGCCTGCCACTGGGCTGCGCGACCTGATGTGAAGACGCGCCTAGCGGAGATCCGCGAGGTGGTGGACAGCCAGTTCGCCATGCTTATCGGCGAGAAGCGCGATATGCTACGGAGGATGGCACTGGGCGAAGTCCCTACCAAGATCAACAGGAAAGCCAATGGGCAGGTCGAGGCCACGTTTGACAGGCTGGCCGCTTTGCAGGCAGATGCGAAGTTGGGGGGTGAATATGCGCCAGAGCAGCACGTTATCACCACAGGGCCGACCCTGAAGCTGGAGTTCAACATGGTAGGGCGCAACACGAACATGACGCCTGCGCTGGAGGAGGAGTGGAAGATGCTCAACGCGCCGCCTGAAGTCAGGACGTATAACGATGCCATGACCATCGACGCCGAGGTGGAAAAGTACGAGCTTATTGAGGTTGGCAGCGACAATCCGCCATCCTTGAAGACGCTTACAGAGATAATCGATGAGGTCGCACCAGACTAACCCAACTATTTATGAGTGACATTATCTGTAGTTATTGATATTGTCTCTGTTGAATGGATGCAAACGAGATGTTAATTGTCGCTCACGCTACATCCCTGCTGTTCCTTATAGGCTTCCTAGTATTCTGCTGGATGATCTACAAGAAGCTACGCAAGGTTGCTAAACGAGGTTATAAGGCGGATAGGCGAAGGAAAAGAGCAGGCTTTTAATTGGCATTGACATCGCAATTTGCGATAGCTATAAGTAGGCCACTATGGCTACCTCCTTCATTGCTGGCAACATCTACCAAACGCGCAACTCCGCCCTCCACGGCATCACGCCGACCACGGTGGTGACCAGCAAGGCCGTCGTTCCCCAGACCGAGAACTTCGTCTGCCACGCGATCACCAAGGGCAAGGGGACGTTCGTTGACCACACGAACAACACCAAGCGGTACGACCTGTACAGCGACTCAGTCGGCTCTTTCTTCTACCCATACGGACGCTTCCCCAACGCTCCTTTTTGCCACTCCAGCTACACGACTGGAAAGGACAAAACCAGCGGCCAGAACTGATCAGCATGATCAAGGATCACTCACGGCACAGGATGACGGAGTCAAGGCTCCTGATTCGCAACCGAGCAGTCCGCCGCTTCAGGGTCATCTCAGGCATCCAAACGTACATCGATTATCTGCACGAGAACCTGCTGTTCTTCTCGCCTGAAGGTCGCATCAACTTTGGTCAGGGCGATGTGGCTGGGCTAACGCAGGTGGTGAATAACTACGCTGCGATGCTGAAACTTCCGAAGGTTTCTTAACGGTTATGGCCGTAGCCATACCGCCGACAGGTTGGAACTACCAGTATCCCAACGCAAACGGTTATTACCAACGCATCACAGCGGCAACACTTGAAGACCTTTATGTGCGTGTGGCCGAGTACGAACTAGGCCCAGCCAACTGCACGACGCTGGCCTGCCTTCAGGCATACAACGCTGCGATCAACGCCAAGCTGCCTACGATCATTCCGCTGGTGAACGCATATCTTGCGACTGAGCAACAGGCGGTGGAAGCCTGCGCTAGCAACGGCTGCTATTGCTAACGCCGCTTGGTGGGCTTCGTTGCCGACTTGGAAACAGCGCGACCGTAGATCGTCATCTGCCTGATGTCGTCAGGGAGGTTCTGGACGTACAGCTTCAATCGCAACGCATACTCAGGTGTTAGCAATCCGATCAGGTGGGAGAACTCCGAGCCTGCTGCCGCCAACTTGGTAGCCTCAGTGAATGTGTGTGTCTGTAGCTGGTCGTATTGGTTATACATTGACGCGAACGCTATCACAATATAGGCAACTATACGAATGAATTCACAAAAAGAAGACACAGGATACAGGCTAACACCACCCCACTCCATCAAGGTTTTTTACGCGCACGCCGTAAATATTCGCAAGGAGGTCGAGAGAGACGAGGAACTTGGGCTACTCTATGCGGCTCAGTACATTATAACGAAGACGGCAAAGAACGCTGTCGGTTTGACTGAGATCGACCTGCCGACGGCGGAGATGGTGGTGCGTCAGTACGTCATGCAGTTGCTTAATTGGGATCAATTTGAGGCTGCGGCGACGATTCTATGGGGCGCACAGGTGTACGACTGGAGGCCAACGTCCTCGCGTGACACATGGCGGTGTCTGTTCGCTGGTGACCGTGTTTTGGTACAAGGCGCAGGTGCTATGGGCAAGAGCTTTGGCGCAGCGGCATGGTTCTATTTGGACTGGTATCGCGACCCTGAGTACACCTGTATCAAGGTCATCTCGTTGACCAAGGAACACGCCGAGCGAAACATCTTTGCGAACATCAAGACGTTCCATCGCACCGCGCTGGTGAAGCCAATTACCGATCAGGAAGACAAGGCTACCAGCATTCAGGTGACCAACGACAGCAAGCAGGGCATCCATCTGGTGGCGATCCCCAAGGGCGAGAGCGGTCACGGTACGCTCAGAGGTTTCCATCCCATACCGAGGGCAGGCAAGGAGCATCCCAAGTGGGGCAGGCTTTCGCGCACCCATGTCGTGTTGGACGAGGCCGAGGAGGTTCCTGTCGGCGTCTGGGAGGGCATCAACAACATCCTCTCGACTGCCGATTCGGACTCCCACAAGGGTCACATCAAGATATTCGGCGCAAGCAATCCAAGGGACAGGACAAGCGACTTCGCGCAGCGGTGCGAGCCGAAGGACGGCTGGGGATCAGTGGACTGCGAGGAGGACTTTGAGTGGGATAGCAAGGAGGGCTACCATGTGCTGCGACTGGACGCCGCGAGGTGTGAGAACGTGATTGAGAAGCGGATCGTCTACGCTGGCCTTCAGACCTATCAGGGCTACATGGGCTACATCTCGCGAGGTCGGACTGCCGAGGCGATGACGATGGCTCGCGGTTGGTTCCCTGAAGAGGGCATGGCGATGGGCATCATCACGCCTGCCATGATGGACAACGCGCTTGGCGTAGTGCGCTTCATTGGGCCTGTAGTGCCGCTGGCAGCGTTTGATTTGGCTCTGGAAGGGAATGATCAGGTCATGTGTTCCTACGGACGCTTTGGGCTTTCTGACGGCTGGACGCCCCAGTCAGGGCAATTCATTCCGTTCAAGACGGCGCGTGTCGTGTTGCAGTTGGATTCGCAGATCCCATTCCCCAAGAAACCGACGCTGGAACAGACGCAGGCAATCATGAAGTTCGCGAAGACGATGAAGATCAGTCCCAACTGGCTGTGTGTGGATCGCACAGGTAACGGCGCAGGCATTCACGACTCGCTGTGTTCGCTCTTCGGCAACGATGTCATGGGAGTCAACTACTCATGGGCGGCAAGCGACACGCACATTCTTGGAGACGACTCGCAAAAGGCCAGCGAACTATACAACGGCGTTGTGACCGAGTTGATCTTTGGGTTGGCGAAGTATCTGGAGTTTGAGTACCTGAAGATCAGCCCCAGCTTTAGGAACGAGGATCTGATCCGCCAAGCAACGGCCAGACGGTACAAGCAGAAGGGCAAGGGTCTGGTTCGCGTTGAGAGCAAGGGCGACTACTGCAAGCGGACACGCAGCAAGTCACCTGACGCGCTGGATTCCCTGTCGATGATGGTCTACCTGATGCGTCAGCGCGGTGGGGCGACGGCTACGATGACCGAGGCCAAGGCGCAGCCACAACGTAGCCGCGAGATGCAGAGCATTGTTGACAAGATGGAGTTCGTGGACTTTTCTGACTAGCCATGAAAAACAAACATAAATGCCCAGCCTGCGGAACGGACTGCAAGCCTCACCAATGCAAGGCGTGTCAGGATAAAGCCAGCGCGGTATACAAGCGCATGGGGAAGAAGTAGCCATGATCGAATTCAGAAACCCAATACCTGTTACAACCTCGCTTGGCGACGGCATGGCGATCTATGTTGTCAACAGCGGAACCTTTGCCAACGACGTTTGGACAGTTGCCCTGAACGATGGAAGGATTCGGCACTTCCGAACAGACCAGATTACGATTGAGGACAACGCGACTTGGAATCTCAGGAGCGAATCCTGATTGAT